CCCCAATGTTCAAGACGACCTTGATTATCGCTTCAGCCTTGATCTTGTCTGCCTGCGGGACGCCCAGAACGGTGTTACAAACCCAGATTGCCCAACTGAAGATCAGTGAGGCTCTATTGATAGCCTGCCGCCGCCCTGAAGGGCTCGTCAGCGAGCGTGGGACTGAAGAAGCGATCCACAACTCGGACCAGTGGCGAACGGCCTTTGATGTGTGTTCTGGCGAGCATGACGCCCTGATTGACGCGGTGCAAGCCGCACAGGATGGAGGCGAAGTCAATGGCTCAACCGATAACGATTAGTCTTGACTGGAAATGGCTTGTCGGCTTGGCGGCGGGCTTTTCCACGATTGCAGGCGGGGCGACAACCGGCGTCCTGATGCTCGACCGGCATATTGAGCGGGTCCATAACCGTATCGAATCGCGGCACACTTTGGAGGCGCTTTGTTCCAAGGGTGAAACCGGCGATGAAGAATTGGATGCGGCAAGAGCGCAGATGATTTCCGCGCTTGGTGGGTGTCCTTAGATGGCTCCCGATCCGCGATTGCTGGATTTCTGCACCACGGAAAAACAGACCGAGAAGATTCAGGCGTGGATTGAGCATGGCAGTTTGCGCAAGGCGGCAACGGCTTTAGGTTTTAGCAATAAGAACGCGGTCGGCAATGTCGTCAACGCGGTGCGGGCAAAAGCCGCATTGCATGGATATGCGCCTGATCACGATATGACGCGCCCTGCTGCACCTGGCTACACGGTCAAAGGCACGTCAACGCTATACGACAAAGACGGCCACATGGCCGCTCAGTGGGTCAAAACGACCGCTGACCAGACCGCCAAGCAAGAGCGGTTTGAAGCGATGCTCGCAGAATTATGCGAAGGCGTCGAAGGCAGGTCTAACCCTGCACCCCTCCCAAAATCACAATCATCTGACCTGATCAACGTTATACCTATGGGCGACCCCCATTGCGGTATGCTGGCATGGTCAAAAGAAACGGGCGAGTCGTTCGATTTAGACGAATTTGAACGCCGGATGCGCGGGGCCGTGTCTCACCTAGTATCAAGCGCGCCTGAATGTGATGAAGCCCTGTTTATCAATTTGGGTGATTTCTTCCATTCGGACAATGAAAGCAACCGGACACCTGCCAGCGGAAACCCCCTCGACGTTGACGGGCGCTTTGCCAAGGTGGCGATGATAGCTTTCCGGTCGATGGTTCATGCAATCGACTTGCTCAAGGCCAAGCACCGAAAGGTCACGGTCTGGAACAAACCGGGCAATCACGATCCGCACAGCTATCTGATGCTGGCAATGAGCCTCAACGCCTATTACTCAAATGATGACCGCGTTGATGTGCCGGTTGACCCTTGCATGTTCTCTTACATGCGCTTTGGGAAATGCCTGTTTGCCTCGACACACGGCCACGGTCCAAAGATAAATGACTTACCCCTGATCATGGCGGCAGACCGTAAAGAGGATTGGGGCGCTACTGAACACCGTTTCTGGTTTATCGGTCACTTCCATCACAAGCAGAAAATACAAGACCTGACAGGCTGCACAGTGGAGATAGCGCGCACCTTAGCCAATGGCGATGCGTGGCATCATGGCAAGGGCTACCGCTCACAGTCTGACATGCAATGCGTCACGCTTCACCGGGAACATGGCGAGGTGTACCGTACAACGTGCAACGTCAGCATGATTGGCTAGTCCGGGTTTTTATTGCGCGGCGCACGCGGTCAACACGCGCTGTCCTCTCGTGCCAGTATTCACCTGTATAGAGATTTGCGCCGCAATCGCGGCACTGGTCGCCATAGGACGGCTGAAAAGATGTGTCTGGGTGCATCCCGCATGAAGGGCAGCACTCGGCATAGTGCCTTGTGCGTGCGGCGCGACCTCCTGTCGCCCAATCTTTAGCCGCCACAAATGCCAAGACCGGAACAATAACAGGCCAAACCATTGCGATGATTGGGAGCATAAGAAGTGCTGCCCCGTCCTTGGTCCCTATGCCGCCCGGTTTGAGGCAAACCCAGCCAAACATGGCAAAGGTGCAAGCGGCCCCAATCACATATATCGTTGCTAATATCATCACATCGTCTCCATTCATCATGATTGAGTAGGGGCAAACGGAACGTCACTTCAGGGCGCGCTTGAATTGTTCTGCTGCCCCGTCATCGGGGAGTATGGCCTCAATCTTCCCGTCCACGGTTTCACCGGGGCTGCACTGTTCCTCCGCCTGTTCCCAATTCGAGGCGATGACATAACGGGAATAAATGCCGCCGTCTTTTGGGTAGCTGATTGAATACAGAAGGCCGTTGTAAATAGCCTCGGCGCTATCGAGTGGGTCGATCATGTTGCGTCCCATATGTCTAAAGTTTTGGCTGCGCTGGCGATATTATCCGCCCCTGCCTTTGCCCCGTCCTCTGAAGTGTAGCCGCGACCTGTCAGCATGATTTCGCCATTGCCCGCCTTGAGCGATAGGTAGGTTTTGCCGTTCGGGGCAGATTTATAAACAAACCGATCTGGATTGACCGCCTCGCGCCGGACAACCTCAATGCCGTGTATCGCGCTGGCCTTGGCTTTGTAGGTGTCAGACTTGCCGAGAGGCTTTCCATTGCCCGCATACAGCGTGAAATAATATTCGCCGTTCTTGGCTTTGGTGAGCCTGAAATATGGGGTCATGGCTTCACCTGTGATCTAATCCATTCCTCTAGTTTTTCTTCAGTAGATTGGTCATCCCTAACGACCCACAAATAGCCATCGGCCTCCGCCAGCTTAGCCAGCCGCTCGCGCTCTGCTGCCACCAGTTCGGCTTTCTCTTTCATCAAGGCGCAGCGTTGAGCGCATTGCGCTTCAGCTTCCTTTGCCAAGTCGTCTATCTCTGCTTCTGCTGCCTTCAGGGCGGGGAGGGCTTCGTTGGCGAGAACAATGATAAAATCAGCGTTCTGCTTCTCGCCCCAATATTCAGGGAACGCTTGCTGCCACATTCCAGCATCCCGTTTGCCGTCCAGTGCTTCAAGCCGTTCAATAAGGGGTTTAAGGTCAGTCATTTGTCACTCCACCCTTTATCAAAATTGCACATAGCTTCGTCGGGCGTGTCACCAAAGGCCGCAAACCCTTCCTGCAAATTGTCGCCAAGCAGGGCGCACCATTGATCTCCGTCGAGAGACAAGCGCGGCTTGAATAATACGGATGGCCGCGTTAACTCGGCGCGTATAATCGCAGCTTCCTCGCAAATTGTCGCCTGTATTGCGTGTGCCTCAAAACTAAAGTCAGTCATTGTTGTTCCTCGCTTTGCTCGGGGTGGTCGGTCAACAAGACAAGCGTGTCCTCTAGTAGGCGCGCTAAAGCCAAGACCTCCCCAATATCGACCGTGATCACCTCATAGGTTAAACCGGCCCTGATCGGCGTGCGTTGCCCTAGCGAGACGCGCAAGTCTGTCGCCCTACGCAACAACAGGGCCGCAGGCGAAGCCGAGGACACGGACCCGGTTACGGGCTCATCTGATTTACTCATCTCTCTGCTCCTGTGGTGTGGAAATGGTTATTTCCGCTGCCTGAATGTAAGCGATGGGATCAATGGGCGGAGCGGTCCAGCCATTTGCTTTTAGCAAGGCAATCGTGGCCTGTTGCTGCTCGCAGGTCATGCTGTTATCCAGCACACGGCAACGCGTTATTAGATCAGCCATCACTTTTCACCTGCGGTGCAAAAGCCAACACAACGCGACTTAGCCTGGTAGCCTCTGCTTTGGTCATGTCTTTTGGCAAAACCAAATAGGCGCTCATTGTATCACGAAGCGGAACCGGCATGACGAGGTAGCCGTTCGCCTCAAGAAAATCTTGTGTTTTCCAGTCAATCATGTCTCACCTGTCGGCGCGTCGGCCTTCGCGTAATCCAAAGCCTCATCCAGACCATTGATGATATTCTGTCCCGGTGTCTCTGTAGGGGCGGCGGAGAGCATGGCACTGTAGCCTTCCACTATGTCCCAAGCGAACAGGGCTGCGCGCTCTGTGTCGGTGTGCTTCGTCAGCGCAAAAGCGTTAGCCGCCAGTATCATCCCCGCTGTAAGGTTACGCGGAACCATCACCATGTCGTCATGTTTGCCGCTGTAACATAGCTCGGAAGTATGTTCGGTTTTCGGCGTTTCGGTAACATGGGTAGGCTCACTTACGGCGCTATCTGATGCACAAGGCTCCAAGGCTTCACGGATTGCGGCTAGGCGGTCCTCCTGAGAAGAGATGCCTTTAGAACCGAGGGCGACATTGATTTCATCAAGCCATTGTTGGTATTGGTCTACCTGTTCTTCGCGCTCTGCCAGTCCTATACCAGTGTCCGGCTCCAAGGCTTCACGGATTGCCGCATCATAGTGGGCCTGTGCTGCGGTTTTGGCGGCTTCTAGGGTAGGGTGATATTCCGTCGCTCCGGTATGGAACGGCGTGAGCCAGAACGGGCGATCGTCTTTGCTCATGAGGTTTATCTCGTAAAAGAAGGCCGCGGTAGCGTGTACGGTGTAACAATCGCCCGCCCCGTCCTGCACCCACTCCAACGCCTTAACCTTCACGGCTGGTTGGATAAGAGCAAGGATGGCGTCGGTGGCTTCGTTTAGGGCTTTTTCGCGAGTTCCAGCTAAAGGGGCATGGGGAGCATCCATTGCATCGCTGATGATGAATGCAACCCGATCCGCCAACCAACTGTCACGTAAAGATTCTCTATCAACGGTCTGACGGTCCAGCATGTCGGCGTAGGCTCGAAGGGTGGCTGGTATTTCATCCTTGTGGTGTGGTAGGCTGTTCTCAATTTGATGCGCGACCATACGCGCTTCTTCTGGTGTCATTGGTTCAGTCATTGGGTTTACTCCTGCGAAGTGCGAGCCGTGAATTACGGAACCGCCGCTCAAGGTCGGAGTGTTGCTCAAGCAGATCACGCACAATGGCGATCAGGTCTGTGATGTTTTGCGAGTTTGTTTTCCCGCCCGCGTCAATGTGAGCCTCAATCTGGTCTATGTGCTGATGTGTTTCGTTCGGCGTCATGTCATCCTCCGTGACGCCCGTTCGTTGGCGTTCTCTGTCTGCCAAGCCCCTAAGATGGCCTCAGCTTTCACGCGCTGGTCGCGGTAGTATTCATGCCGTCCTGCGGCGCTGGCGTGCTTGTCAACGGCTTGCTGATAGTCTGGCTGGATGCGCGCCCAATCGTCCTTGTCAGCGTTTGACTTGGCGACGTTGCATTCACGCTTCAGGCGGGACAGACACGCCTTGCGCGCTTCATCTGCCCTGACTTCATCGGCCTTGGCCTTCCCGGCATATTGGGCGGTTTCAACGGAGAGGGCAGCAAGCGCAGCCTCCACCATTTCATCTGTGACTAGCTTGTTCATTGGCTAATCCGTCAACGCTTCAAGAACGCGCATGTAACGGGCGTCTATCTCGCCCCCGATTGCGTCAAGTTCAGTCTGTTTGCGGGCGGCTGCGATTTTCTCAATCCATACCGTCGCCAAGCCATCGGCTTCGCTGGCAGACTTCGCACGCGCATCCTTGAGCGCACCAAGAACAAGATCAGAAAACGCGCCGTTGAGAGGGTTGGGCAGGTTGGTTTGTTCAACCGGAGCGTCAAAGGCAGGAATGGGCGCAACAGGCGCGGGGGTTTCTGCCTTGGCTTTTGGTGTAGCAGATTCTTTTGTGATGGGCCGAATCGCTGGCGTCCAATCTGCCGGAATATTCCCCGCCGCGCGCTGTTCGTAGAAGATGGAGACAACTTGTGTCTTTTTTGTCCTGACGCCCGCTGACGAAAGAGCCTTGGCGATGCTTTCTGTGGTTTTTCCTGCGAGAATTTGCTCCGTGATATATTTGCGGCGGGCTGTAAGGTAGTCACGCCCGCCCTTTTGCCAATGAATGCCAGTGACGCCGCCGTGGCGGTCCAGTTCGATACCCGCAGGCAGGATTGGAGCGCCTTCGCTAGTGGTGTAGATTTCCACAGGCGCGGGGCGAGGCTTCGCCTTCGATTGCGGCGCTGGCTTGCGACCAATGCCGACCTCGTATAGCGCCCGCTTCAAACTGGTGACGGCGTTGCGGCCTGCGTTGCGGCTGTCGCTTGGGGTCATACTAAATGGAACTTTCACGGTCTTTCCTTTCGCGGTGACAATCAAGAAGGGGTGGCCCTTTGATCCGGGTCGCTCAACAGCAAACGAAAATCCATTTTCCCGGCAATACTTCGTCATTGCCTGTGCAGGTTCGCTTGCGCGTATGTAATCGCTGGCTTGCATGGTTTTCCTCCTAAAACGGAATCTCCGAATCCAGATCGTCATTGCTTGGCGTTGTCCCGCCTGGCACATCATCCAGCCGTGCGCGGGGTTGTTCGCCCTGATCCGGCTTCACCTTCAGACCCACATTGTAATATGGGTTTCCGTCTCGGTCGGTCTTGCGCTCGCCGCTGTCACGATCCGTGGCGATGTAAAGATTGACCCAACAGTCTGTACCGTCTGGCAGCTTGATTGATCCGCCGTAAGAGTGGGGGCGATCAGGGTCCGTATTCTTGAAAACGGTTCCCTTGCCGGGCTTGTGTTCGAATGTACTCATGATGCTTGCTCCATTTGCGCGAGTTCTTCGCGGCGGGTTTCGTATTGGTCTTTGATTGCGTCGGTCCACGCCACCGGCAGGATGGGGAGCCAATCGGCCTCGATAACCTTCCAGCGTGAGCCCAAATCATCGCGTGTTGATGCGTCGGCAATCATCGCTTTAATGGTGTCGGCATCGCCGTCACGTTTAGCCTGCGCGCTTGATTTGCGGGCTGGCGGCGCATTGGGGTCGCTCACGGCGCGCTGCTCTTTGTCATAGAGCGCAAGGCCGAACGGGTTGCCGAAGGTCATCAGCGCCCGTTTCATGGCGTCCGTCTCTGCTTCCTTGATGGCGCTTTCGTGGGCTTGCCCTGCGTCAACGTCGATTCCGTGACCGGCTCCCGTTCCTTCACGAGTGATGCCGGAAACCGTGACACGAACGCGGGCGGTGTATGTCACCCCGAAACCGTCCCGCTGGTTAGGCGCGCGGCCTATCTTGCGTTCGCGCTCGGAGACACACCGCACGTCAAGCGTTTCGCGCTCCCATGCGTCAAAGCCGAATATTCTGTTGGCCTCTGCGATGGCGTGCCACCCCTCAATATATGAGAGATTGCGCCCGGCTTGCTGGCGGGTCTTGACGGTGTTTTTGTCAAGATCAGCGTTCAACATGCCAATCTGTTCTGGACTGAATGTCATTGCTGGCCCCTTTCATTGTCAAGAATTGCGGAAAGCTGGTCACGCGCCTTTTCGATAAGGTCACGCTCGACCATTGCGATTTTGTGGTCGCGGATTTGTCGGCACATAAACTCAACGTCCATGCAGGTGCGGACAATTATGCCTTCGCCCGGCGTCGGGATTGCGCCCACATCTTCCAAAACTGGAACTTGAATGTTGATCATGGCGTCACCGCAAAGATGAACCACACGCCACCCCAAACGATTGCAGTTAAAATGACCGCGCGGGTTAGCTGTTCGAGGAATGATTGATTGCGCATTATGCAAACCCCTTTCTTTCGAGCCAACGGCGGCGCTGCCTTGTCATTTTAGATGCGTCAGGGGTGTTCGCCCATATTTTCTTGTGCCTCGAAAGGCGTAGTTCGGCGCGGGCAACCCCGGCGCACTCGGCCTGGACCTCTCGCGGCCCATTCCAGCCGGGCTTTTTGTTTCTAAACATTTGACCTAGACCGCCCGTCGTGGCGGCGAACGATAAAAAAGACTTTGACATCATGCTATTCCTTTCGGGCCGGGATCATCCGGCATTTTGAGATTGTCAGAGCGAACGATTTTGAAGGCAGGGCGCTGGCGTGTTTCCGCCAAGCGGTTAGCCATAGCGGTCAGCATCCGGCCCGTTTCTTTGTGTTGTTCAACAATGGCGTCAAACTCGCGTGATATGTCGTCAGGTCGGGTCATTTCTTCCCCCCTTTTTCCAGCGACAATGCGGGTCGATTGGCCTGCATGTCTGTTGGTCGGTGATTTCCAGCTCTCCGGCCCTGTGATGCGCAACAAGTTGGGCTGCGCTCATTTGGTCCTTGCAGTCAGCAAGGCGAGGATCAGGAAAGCCCGGCGCTTCGTCTTTGGTGAAGTCATCACGCGGCGGGGTGTATGTGTCTTGCATAGCCATTAGGACTCTCCCTTTGCTTTAGCGATGGCGGCGACAACCTGCGGTTCTATGTCGCCTGTCAGGCGAACCAGCGGACTTGAAAGAACCCGCTCCAAAACATCCAACAAGTCAGGAGCCGCAGCTATAAGACAAGCGTTGGCTTGGTCTATTCGGTCGCCACCCGGCGTCCCATCGGTTTCGGAGGAAATCAAAACGCCCGGCTCTAGACACCATTCGCGCTTGTTCACTTTGTCGGACCATGACCAAGGCCCCGGTGTGTGTGTTGTGCCAGTCATTACGCTGCCCCCATCAAGCCAACGGCAATCATCATGGAACCGATGGTCAGGCTCGCGCCGATCACAATGCCGATAAGCAAAATTGTGAGAGTGTCGGAGTTGTTCTGCGTCATCGCACCAGCTCCCTCTTGCTGCGCGAAGATACCAACGCGGCATCGCTGTTTACGCGGTCGATACGGTCAAGCGCGGCGCGAAGGTCGCGGTATTGTTCTTCGGTGAACTCGACCACTTCGCCGCCCTCATCGCTGGCAATCGTAAGGCTCCAGCCACCATCGGGGTAGCGGACCGCCTCAAGCGGCTCTGTGCTGTCCTGCGCGCGGTCCAGAAACAGAAGCGCCTGATAAACCGCGTCCCGTTGTGAGTATGTGAAAGTCATGTTTGTCTCCCTTATCCGCTGCCGCTGCCGCTGCCGCTGCCGTAGCCGTCGCCGTAGCCGCTGCCGTCGCCGTTGCCGTAGCCGTCGCCGTTGCCGTTGCCGCTGCCGCTGCCGTAGCCGTCGCCGTAGCCGTCGCCGTTGCCGTTGCCGATGCCGTAGCCGATGCCGCTGCCGCTGCCGCTGCCGCTGCCGTTGCCGTTGCCGTAGCCGTTGCCGCTGCCGTAGCCGTAGCCGCTGCCGTCGCCGTCGCCGTCGCCGTTGCCGTAGCCGTCGCAGAGAATCCAAAGATTAGGCATTGCGTGGCTCAAATGTCTTGGCTGCGACCGTGCTAGCCGGAATGATCTCAATAGCCTGAGAAAGTTCGACCAATGGAACCCGCGCCGAGATGCGGCTCTGCTTGCCAACACCCTTTGTGGCGACCTCTGAAAGCGTGAAGGCTTCGGTCCATTTCCAGAGGCGGACCGAAGCTTCAAGAAGAACATTGGTGCCATTCTTGGCAATGACGGTCCCGATATGGACACCCGCAGAATAGGTGCGAACAACGCAAAGCTGACCAACGACGGGCGAGTCTTCGGTTTCAACGCTGACCTTGCGCGCTTCGATTTTTTGCCCCGTGGCGCGCTCTACCAGAGCAATGAGTGTTTCGTTTGAGATTTCAGTCTTGGACATTGTGTTTCTCCTTTTTCGATGCCTCACCATAACGGCCCGTTTTACCATTGCAAGGAAAAAATAACGCGCGGCTATATAAAAAACAGCAGTTCAACAAAAATAAGGGCTTGCCAAGGTATCAACGTGCGTTATAGGCTGCGCGCATGATGACACTCGACACATATTTGCGGGAGACCCCTGAAACGAACAGGGCTTTTGCTGAGCGGACAGGGCTGACGCCTGTATCCGTGAGCCGCCTTCGTCACGGCCATCATTGGCCCACCGGACGGACGGCGTTTAAGATATGGAAAGCAACTGACGGCAAGGTTGGGTTTATCCCTTCTGACCCTGATGTTGCACCGTGATGCGTGGGCGGTTTCCCTTCCCCGCCGCGCATGGCCCGGCTTGGCGCGCTTCCCCCGCGACAGGTCGGGCCTTATTCTTTTGGAGGACACAATGACTGATAGCAAAACACTCAATGAGTCCAAGCGCGCCCTTGCCCGTAAACGCTGGCAGCAAGCCCCCAAGGGCAAACGACACACCGCATGGGAGAAGTTACGCGACGCCACCACGGACGCTCTGAAGGCTGAAGCGGGGCGGTTGGTTTGATGGGGAGGCGTGCGCAACCTATTTTGGCGCGTCTTTGGGCGCGCATCCGAGTGCAAAACAACGGATGCTGGGAGTGGGCAGGCCAACTGGACGCTGATGGGTATGGCGTCATTACATCGCAAGTAAACGGAAAGTGGCGGCGCGTCAGGGTTCACAGGCTTGCGCACGATCTGTTTTTTAATGATGAGCGCCTGCACAGCAAATGGGTTTTGCACAAGTGCGACAACCGCAAGTGTTGTAACCCCGACCATTTGCGCCTTGGCGACCACCAACAAAACATGGACGACATGAAGCGGCGCAATCGCTCGCCGCGAGCATGTGGTGAAAGTAACGGGCGCTCACGCCTGAAAGAAAGCGATGTGCGCGAAATAATACGTCGCGCCCGGTCTGGAGAGCAATACAAAAAAATTGCAGCGCATTACAGCGTAGACCCATCACACGTGAGTTTAATTGCGCGCGGGAAAATGTGGAAGCACATAGATGTCTAGCAGGCGTCCACCCCATATACCCGCCCGCAAGGCTTTCCCCGTATCCGTTCGGCGCACTGTATCTGAACGATCAGGCGGCGTGTGTGAACTGCCTGAGTGCGAGGCTGACGCGGAACACTACGACCACATCATTCCAATCGCCTTTGGCGGCACATCGACGCTGAAAAACTGCCGTCATCTTTGCGGGCCGTGTAATGCCGACAAGGGCAAACTGGAGGCCAAAATGGCCCTAAAGGCTGACAAGATGGGTGGGCGCGTTGGTCAACATTCACGCCGGATGAAAGCCAAGCAGAAGGGCAAGCACAAGCCTATTCAATCGCGCGGTTTTAATAAAACGCACAAGCAAAAGCTGCCGACGAAGGCCAAGCCGTTTGGATCAGTGGAGCGGCGCGATTCATGATAATATCTCTGCCATACCCACCCACCACGCTATCACCGAATGCGCGCAAGCATTGGGCGGTGAAGTCCAGGGCCACACGCGGCTATCGGTATGACTGCGCGATGTCTGCCAAGTCACAAGGTTTGGGTAAACTGGAAGGCGACATGCTTTATCTGCGTGTCATCTTCTGCCCACCAAACAAACGCCGCAGAGATTATGACAACGCCATTGCCGCATTTAAGGCAGGGCAGGACGCGCTCGCAGACGTAACGGGCATAGATGATTCAAACTTCAGGGTGACGTATGCGCCTCACTTTGGAGAACCAACGAAGGGTGGCGCTGTTCTTGTTGACATAGAGGAAGGGTAAATCATGGCAAGACATGACAACGAAACAAATTGGGACGAGAGCCGCATTGAAACGCTGCGCGAACTGAAGGCGTCGGGATACACACATGACGAAATTGCGAGGGTGATGGAGTTGACGCGCGGTGCTGTCTCTGGCGGGTCGCGTAGGTTCTGCAAAGACATTCCTATCAAGCAAGGTGGGAAGCGCGGAAGCAGAAACAAGCCTGCCAATCACCTAAGCCGCTTTGGTGCTGAAAAGCTGGCACACAGCATCGAAACGTATTGGGCAGATCAGGGTTATTCGGTGCGGTGTTCTGTGGTGAAGACGGACGCCAAGGCTGACGAGAATGATTCAACCCTGATTTATGCTGTCAAAACGGACATGGTAAACGGCCTGCCCCGTGACTATCGGGTGGCGTCATGATCATCGCTTATCGGTTTGATTGCTCTGTGGATGCGACATATGGCGCTTTGAGCGTTTCACTTGTCCGTAAGCCGAAACTGAGCGACCTGTTGCAAGACGCCTGCGCGGATCATGGGGTGAGCATTTACGATGCCAAAAGCCCGCTTCGCCTGAAAGAATTGTCCGAAACGCGCCACGATTTCTTTCATCGCGCGCACCAGGCCGGGAATTGGTCGCTAACGCAGATTGCGCGAGCCGCAGGGCGCACAGACCACACAACCGTCATTCACGGCATTAAGGCCCACCAGAAGCGCATGGGGGCCAGCCAATGAACGGACGCAAAGCAATTAGCAAGACGACGCGGTTCGAAGTTTTCAAGCGCGACGGTTTCGCTTGCGCGTACTGCGGGGCAAGCCCGCCTGATGTTTTGTTGGAGGTCGATCATATTCATCCGGTCGCTGAAGGCGGCACAAACGAGATGGATAACCTTGTCACGGCTTGTGTCGATTGTAACCGGGGGAAGGGCGCTCGATTGCTTAGCACGGTCCCGCAGAGCCTGGAAGACAAGGCAGCGGCAACGCAAGAGCGCGAAGACCAGCTACGGGCCTATTACGAGGTCATGGAGGCCAAGCGGGAGCGCGAGGAAGACGACCTGTGGACGGTCGCAGAGATATTCATGGACCGCTTTGCAGACGAATCCATAACGACCGCGCGCCTCACATCTATAAAGACATTTTTGCGCAGGCTGGACGTGTTTGAGGTTCGCGAAGCGATGGATATTGCAGCGCACCGATTTTATTCAAAACCCAAGGCGTTCTCATATTTCTGCGGCATTTGCTGGAACAAGATTAAACGCGCGGAGGAAGGCGAGTGAGCCTCACCCCCATCATACGTGCGCTTGTCGGGGCAGGGGCCACGCCAGAGATGATCTTGGCGGCGGTAGAAGCCCATGAAGCCGAGCAAAATCAAAGCGTTGAGGCGAGGCGTGAGAAAGACCGCGAGCGGAAACGTGCGGCTCGTGCGTCACGTTCTGTCCGCAATGTCCCACGGAATCCAGCGGACAACGCGGACGCTCCCCCTCCCCCTGATAAGAAAGCCCCCCACACCCCCAAAGAATTAACCCCCACCCCCTCCAAAAAGACCCCTAAAGGGGTCCAAAAAGGTTCCCCTCCCCCGTTTTGCTATCCCGACGATTTCGAGGCGTTCTGGTCGGCCTATCCCGACAAGACCAACAATTCGAAAAAGCGGGCAGCGGAGGAATGGGCGTTGCTAGGCGAGGAGGACAGGGCGCTTGCCACGGCGGCTTGCGGGCCATACCGGGCATTCCTCGCCAAGCCGGACGGGCCACCCTGCATCCACGCCGAACGGTTTTTGAAGCATCGCCGGTTTGATGGTTATGCCGAGCAGGCCGAAGCGAGCAAGCCCCCACCACCTGTCGAGCTGACGGATTCCGCAGAGCATAGGTTTCTGGCGCAATGCCGGGATGATGGGGCGACAGGCTGGCAGCGATGGGCGCGGGGCGGCGGGTTTGAAGTCGTCAAGGCGGGAGGCGACACGGTTTGCGTTGTGTCAGGGCCGCTCCACGAGTTTGAGGATATGGGCAAGGCGACGGCAAAGCGGCTGGGCGTCCTGATCTGGAATGATGCTTTTTACAAAAAGCGATTGGAGAAGACCGCATGACCGAACCCACACGAAAAGTACCAGACATGGACCCGCGCGTTGTGGCAAGCGCACACCGTGGCGCTGATGCGTTTATGGAAGTGATGGACACAAGCAAGGGTGTTGACCCGCATGTGTTCGCTGCCGCGATTGCTGCCGTTATGGGCGCGGACGGCTGGATCAGGAAACGGCAAGCGGCGGTTGAGCATGACGAGATTAACCCTGAAGCGGTCAAGGCACGATGCGGGCCTGTTGTCCAGGTCGATGCCGCCAGCGTAACCGACAATCTGAAACCGGATCAGGAAGGGACAAGCACATGACCCGCGAAGAAAACATTGCCCACCTTGAGCGTTTGATTCTGGCGGCGATTGAAGACGACCGATTGCACGCGGCGAATTGGCTCCGTGAACAACTCGCCAAGGCGGAACAGGAGTCAGAAAATGGCTAGAGGTCGCAAGCGTAAGACCGGAAAGCGTGAGCCCAACGGACGCATTCAACGTGTTGCGGAAAAGGACAAAGGCACGAAGGAATTACAGGCACGGCGCAATGCCGGAATCTTTGATGAGACAATCGACACGCTGCATTACCGAAAAATCGTGACCAATGAACAAGCCGACGCCTTCCAGCGTTTCAGCAAGGCAAGGAACCTGCTGTATGGCCCGCCAGCGCCCAAGGTGAACGCCTTGGCCCCCATGATACCCGGCGAGAAAGCGGAAGTGCCTGACGCCCGTTTAGAGGCGGCGCAACGAGATTTCGATAACGGCATGGATGCGCTTGGTAAGGCGGGCGGCGCGGCCACGGCTTCAGTGTTCCATTTGATGATGCACAACGAGGCGGTTGGCGATCTGTCTTATTTGAGCGCCGGTCTGGATGCTTTGCAGGGTGTGTTTATCGGTGGGATGGCAAAAGTTGCGTAATGGGGTTGACTGATCAGCATCTTTGATGCTAGGGGTTGTCGGAAATGCAGCGTCGGCCATTGCGTCTGGCGCTGTTTTTGATTCAGGGATTGGCGAAGGGATTGGAGTTTTCCGGTCGCCCGTGCGGGGGATAAACCGCACCGCCAATACAATTCGGGTGTTGCTTACCGAAGGGTAAGACGAGGCGATATGCCCGCCCGATTAAAACGAGGCTGCTTGGGCCAGCGTAGCAAACCAAGTGACGCAGGGCATTAATCCTGCGCGGCCCCGCTAGTTCACGCTGGCGGGGTTTTCTTATTCAAGTTTCACCTCACCGCACAACACGCGACACGCGCGCTCTAGGCGTAGCATTTAACACGCAGGCGGTAACGAGGTGAATTAAACACGAGGGGCTGCACATGACAGAGCGGCCTGATGATGTGTCTGACGAAGCTGTGATTGCAGCGATCACAAAGGCTTGCGAAGAAACGCTTGCAGATGCGAACGATTACCGCCCGCTGGCATTTCACCTAGCTGCGATGGTGTACGGGGTTGGTCCTGCTGAGCCCGGTTGCCTGTCTGATAAAGAGCGCGATGCCTTGCTGGTGTACGCTGAAAAGGTTCGGCGGTTTCTCGATGGTGAGCAAACGCCCTGCCAGATTGTTTCGATAAGCCGAAAGGGTGAGTGAATCATGGCCTCAGTTATTCCTTCTGATCGCTGGATCAACCCAGACGATTTTATGCTTGCCCATGCGCTTGAGCGTATCCGCAATGACTACGGCAAAATCTGCTATATCAAGCCAAAGGCGCTGCGCAAGTTCGGGCGGACAAGCAATGCTGACGATGGTGTAAGAACCACGATGGCGACATTCCCCGGCGATGTGGTCAATGAAACCATGCGCGACACCAATGCGTACACATCTATTGTTTCATCTAATGCTGGCGACGATCAGGTAGTGACGATTGAGGGTCATACGATTGACGGCTCTGGCAATCTTACATTCGCAGTGCAGAGCGCGACACTGAACGGTCAGACGGCTGTCACGCTCGGCACGGCGCTCGCGCGGGTTAATCGCGTCTATATTGCCAATGCGTCGTTCGGTTCCAACCCTTCAGCCTTTGCGGGCAATGTGTCGGTGTATTTCGGCGCGGCGACTTCTGGCGTCCCTGATAATGACGATCAGGTTGGCGTGTATATCCCTGCCGGGAAGACGCAGACCCAGAAGGCGCAGACAGCGATTAGCCAGAGCGACTATTTCATCATCACATCTGTCGCGGCGGGCATCTCGCGCGGGTCTGGCAATATCAACTGCGATATTGAACTGGAAATCCGGCAGCTTGGCGGTGTATGGCGTCCCGCTGGGTTGGAATTGAAATATCGTTCGCAAGGCACAAACCAATTTGGAATGATGGCTGACCCCTGCATCATTGTCCCAAGTAATGCGGACGTGCGCATGGTCTGTACCGCGACAGCAGCCAATTCATCGGCGTCAGGTTTTTTTGCAGGCTATCTTGCATTGGTGGATCGTGATGGCTGATAGAACAATCAAGGTTCTTGAGAACAACAGATTGGTCACACGCGGCGCATCCAGTGATGGGCGCAACGCCACGATTGAAGTTGACGAGGACGAAACCTTACCAATAACGGTTGATTGGTCTGGCTGGCTGGGTAGCGACACGATAGCCAGTGTGACCAATGAAGCGACAGGCCCAAGTGTTTCAGGCGAAAGCAACACAACGACCACGGCGGCGCTTTCTGTCTCAGGTGATCCGGGCTTGATTGAACACAGGATCACAACAGCGGCAGGCGCGGTCAAAGAATTGCGTGTGTGGGTCGCATCACCGAACGGCGTTCCAAACCGCACATATCGACGGGATTGTATCTGATGCCTCGCAAGGCTGGATACCGACACACGGAAGAATGCCGAGCCAAGATTCAAGCCACGTCGCTGATTAACCGAATGCAGCAAATCGCCCTTGGGGAGGTGGTAGCGGACGCGACACAGGTTAACGCTGCAAAGGCGTTGCTTTCCAAAGTGTTGCCCGATCTTAAAGCGGTTGAACACTCTGGCGACCCTGAACGGCCACAACAGCATGTTGCGAGGGTTGAATGGGTAGTGGTCAAACCCTCCGAATAGAGGTCGGCACAGAGAAGTTCTTACCCCTTCTCGAAAAGAAAACATTCAAGGCGGCTCACGGTGGTCGCGCTGGTATGAAGTCATACTTCTTCGCGGACATGCACATTGCGCGGGCTGTGTCTCAGCCGGGGTATAGGGCTTTGTGTTTGCGCGAGGTCCAGAAGTCCATCAAGGAATCGAGCAAGTTCCTGCTTGAAGAAAGAATACAGCACTACGGCGTCGGGCATATGTTCGAGGTTTTGGATACAGAGATACGCGGGCCGGGTGATGGTCAGTTTGTGTTCCAGGGGATGCGAGACCACACGGCGGAGTCAATCAAGTCGTTTGAGGGCTTTGATGTCGCGGACATAGAGGAAGCGCAGACAGTCAGACAGCGTTCGCTTGACCTGCTAGTGCCAACGATTGTTCGCCGCGCTGGTGCGGAGGTATGGGCGCGCTGGAATCCACGGTACGACGCAGACCCGATTGACAAGATGTTCAGGGGCGGAACCAAGCCGCCCAACAGTGTGACCGTTGAAGTCACATACAAAGACAATCCCTGGCTCTCTGATGAGATCAAAGCGCAAATTGCTGCGGATTATGCCTCTGACCCTGAAAAGGCGGAACATGTCTGGGGTGGTGGCTATGAGATCATCACTGAGGGCGCTTATTATGCCCGCTTGCTGGCTGAGGCTGACAAGGAAGATCGGATAGGCGAATTTGGCTGGGATGAAAGCCTGCCTGTCGACACGGCTTGGGACATTGGCGTTGATGATTACACGGCCATTTGGTTTATCCAGCGCAACGGCGGCAAGGCCCGCGCGATAGATTATTATGAGGTTTCAGGCGAGGGCGCGGAATACATTGTTTTCGACGCGCTCAATTCAAAGCCTTATGATTACGGCACACACTATCTGCCGCACGACGTTGAGAACAGGGAATGGGGTGCAGGCGCAAGGAAGCGCCGGGACACGCTGACATCGCTAGGCGTTCGCAATATCAGGACAGGCACAAGGCTTGGCCCTGCGGAGCGCATCAATGCTAGCCGTGTTCTTATTCCGTTGATGGAGTTTGACGCGGTGGGGTGTGCGCTAGGAATCAAACGGCTGCGCAATTACCGGCGCAAGTTCAACAATCAGATGGAAGTGTTTGGCGGTCCCTTGCACGACGACAACAGCCACGGGGCTGATGCGTTCGGGGAATACGCGCTGAATTGCTCATTGGTTCAACAGGCCAAGGCCCGCGCGGTCGATGTCAAGCCTGCTGATTATGAGCCGCAGAGACAAGATACAGGTGACGACTCATGGCTATGATGGAAATGCAAGAGCCAGAGTTCGAAAGTAAGGGGCTCGATGACCTTAAAAAGATGTTCCAGCGGTCTGTGGATGCGCAGGACACGGCGCGCATCATGGCAAGGCGTGATCGGGACTGGTACGACAATTACGACAACACGCAATGGACGGACGAAGAAAAGAACGAATTAAAGTCACGCGGCCAGCCTGTTGTGACGGCAAATTATATCCGCCGCAAGATCAACTTCCTGTTGGGCTTTGAACAACGGTCACGTTCTGACCCGCGCGCTTACCCCCGCAATCCCAACGATGACCAGGCCGCGCAGACAGTCACAGAAGTTCTTGATTACGTCGATGACAACAGCCTGTTTGACCAAACGGGGTCGCAATGCTTTTTCGACCTGTGCTGGTCCGGCATTGAAGCGGCTGAAGTGACGTTTGAAAATGACGAGATCGGCGCGGTACGCATCGACCCCGAAAAGTTCTTTTACGATCCGCGCTCAAGGGAAAAAGACTTCAGTGATGCGCGCTATATGGGTTATTCCGATTGGTATGACCTAGACGAAGCGATTGAGTTATTCCCCGGCAAGCGTGAGGAAATCGAGGCGTCTTGCGATGAAGGCGATGCGCCCGATGAAGGCCATGAGGACAAGCCGGAGATTTGGTCGGACCGTGACCGCAAGCGTGTCCGCATTGTGGTGGTCTATTACAAGATAGGCGCAAGTGGGTGGGGTTATGCCTATCACACAGGCGCTGAAGTGCTTGAGGAAGGCGAAAGCCGCTATCTGAACGAAGATGGCAAGCCGTCCTGCGCTATCATTGCTCAATCGGCCTATGTGACGCGCTCCAATGAGCGTTATGGCGTTATTCGGGATATGATCACCCCGCAAATGGAGGTCAATTACCGCCGTTCAATGTCGCTATTTCTGCTGAAAAACCGCAGACTATGGGCGCGGGGCAAAGATGTGTTCCCAAGCCCTAATATCGCCAAGCGTGAAGCGGCGAAGGCTGACGGGCTTCTGATCGCCAACGGTGCATTAGGTCAGGATTGGGGTTTCATTGATTCAACCGCAGAGATAGCGGGCAATCTCGAATTGATGCAGGACGCGAAAAGCATTCTGGAAAGTCAGGGGCCGAATGCGGGCTTGCAGGGGCGGGGTGTTGAAGGCCAATCAGGCCGGGCGATTATCGCGCAACAGCAATCGGGCCTGACAGAAGAAAACACGCTGTTCGATGCGCACAACGCATGGAAATTGCGCATCTACCGGGCATTCTGGGCGCGCGCCAAACAGTTCTGGACCAATGAGCGGTATGTTCGTGTGACGGATGAAGAAAACGCCGCGCAGTTCACACATGTCAACAAACCTATCGTGCAGATGGACCCAATGACCGGGCAGCAAGTGGTTGTCGGCATGGAAAATGCGCTGGCCCAGATGGACGTTGACATTATCATTGAGGCCGGGCCGGATTCCATCACCTTGCAGCATGAGCAATTCGAACAGATTGCGGGCTTGATCCCCAATCTTGTGAATTTGCCGCCGCAGTATGCCTTGATGCTGATTGAGGCGTCACAGCTTGGTGGTGAGACGAAACAGAAAATGCGAGAGGTCTTGCAACAGTCTGCGGAAAACCCCGCTGCACAGATGCAGGCTCAGATGGAAATGATGAAGGGCCAGTTGGAGATGGCGAAGGGGCAGGCGGAGATTGCGGAGACGGAATCGAAAACCGGGCTGAACAAGGCCAAGACCATCGAGACGGCGACGGATGCAGCCAAGACGGCTGCTGAAGCCTCGGTCCCTCAATTCGTGTCCGGTCAGCCGGGCTTTTAGCCGAAAGGTCAAACAAGTTTCGCCCTGCGTTCTGCGCGGGGTGTTTTCCTATGCGTGAAGCATGGGAGCCGCCGCCGGGCTTCGGGCGATTCGTGCCGCCGACGATACGGGCGTGAGTGAGAGAATAAATGGCTACGGAAGACGACGACTTTGACGCAATGATGGCTGACGACGAGCCGGAGATGGTGGGAACACCGGACACTGGTAAAGCAGATGCCAAGGGCGAAAAACACGAAACCGCGAGCGCGGAACCCGATCAGGCTGACATGAAAGAGCCTGAGACGGACGATAGCGCGCAAAGCGGAGAGGACGATGCGCCGCCTGCATCGGACGGACGGCAAGGCCATATTCCGATAGCGACACTGCTTGATGAGCGTGAGAAGCGCCAGAAAGCGGAACAACGAGCCGAAGAAATCGAGCGAAAGCTCCGTGACTTCGAAACCCAAAAACAATCGGAAGCGAACGAAAAACCCGCGCCCGATCCCATTGATGACCCGCAAGCCTACAATCAGCACATAGAACGCATTGCGACCATGCAACGCTTTGCCACGCTAGAGGCTGTCGCAAGAGACAGTCACGGCGATGACAAGGTGGAAGCCGCGCAAAACGACTTTAAGGCACAGGCCGATAAAAACCCGTCATTGTGGCAGGAGTTTTATCAAGCCCGGTCGCCTTATGGCTATTTGCTGAAATGGCATGAGCGCCAATCTGTTCTGTCTGAAATTGGTGAAGACCCTGCCGCCTATCGTGAGCGCATCCGTCAGGAAGTGTTAGCGGAGGCACAGGCTCAAGCCGAACAGCCAGCCGGTCAGCCTGCATCACGTCCAGCCAATCCGCCGCCGTCATTGGCGCGCGGTGGTCAGGGCGGTGCTACGCCAGAAACAATGGGTGAAGACGAGGCGTTTTCAGCCGCTTTCCGATAATCATCGGAGAATAAAATGGCCACATCAACGGTCAATACCAACTCCATTCTCAAGAAGTACGAATCCAATTATTTCAAGGAATTTGTGCGCGAGAGTGGATTCAAGCCCTATATGGGCGCATCTGCCCTTTCCCCGTTTGTTGTTAAGCGTCAGCTTATCTCAGGCGGTCAGGTCATTAACATTCCCCTTGTCTCCGCCCTCAACGGCGACGGCAAAGGCACCGGCACACTGGTCGGCAACGAGGAAGCCCTTGGCAATTACAGCTATGACGTGAAGCCATATTGGCATCGTCACGCTGTGCTTGTTGACAAGGAACAAGCCCACATCTCGTCTTTTGACATGAAATCCGCTGCGCGGGACATGCTCAAAGTCTGGGAAATGGACGAACTGCGTGATGGTATCATCAACGCTTTGTCATCGGTCGCGGAAGTTTCCGGTTCCTATGACGGCGCTGCTGGTCATCCCAAGCAGGTGTTCCTGTCTGAAGCCACTACGGCACAGAAGAATGCGTTTGCTGCGGCGAACCAGTTCCGCTTGCTGTTTGGTGCGGCTGAATCCAACTACAGTGCAACGTGGGCAACCGCGCTGGCGACTGTTGGTTCAGGCGACGAGTTGGGCCTTGAAGAAATTGAACTGATGAAGCGCATGGCTCGCCGTCGCGTCAAAGGTTCGTATCCTTCAATTCGTCCGCTGCGCGTTGCAGGCAACCGTGAGTACTATGTCGGCTTCACCGGCTCGCTGAACTTTGCGAAGCTGAAAGCTGCCATGCGTACAGCCAACCTCGATGGGCGGCCTCGTGATGTCGAAAACAACCCTGTATTCCAGGACGGCGACCTTGAGTGGGATGGCGTGATTATTCGGGAAATCCCGGAAATTGCGACCGGCACTGCTGCGGGTCTGTCGGCTAACCAGGAGCCGTTCTATCTTTGCGGGGCGCAAGCCCTCGGTATCGCTTGGGGTCAAACTCCACGCGCGACTGAACGCAAGGAAGACGATTATGGCTTCCAGTACGGTAAAGGCACCGAGTCCCTGTGGGCGGCTGAGAAGCTGACCTACAACGGGCTGGACCACGGCGTTCTTACCGGCTTCTTCTACACAGCTTAAGGAGGCTTAAACTATGACGACTCCTGCACGTAACGATGGCTCGCAGGCCGTCCAAACGATCACCAAGGACATCGCGTTCTCGGACGTTGACACGACTGTAACGGTGGGCGTTCTGCCTGCCGGTGCGGTTGTGCTTCGCGCCGGGGCGATTGTGTCCACGGCGTTCAATTCCGGCTCTACGGACATTCTCGACATCGGCACGTCTGCCGACTCTGACGGGTTTGCAACCGACATTTCGCTGGCGACAATCGGTGTGATTGCTGCTGACGAGATGGCAACGACCAATGACGCGGGTCCGTATGCGTCGGATACCACGATTGTCTGTGTTCCGGCACAAACCGGCACGGCGGCTTCGGCTGGCGCTGCTCGCGTTTATGTCGAATTCATCGCGGACAACTAGATGAAGATCGCCCTGCTGACACCTTCCCGTGACGGGAGGGCGCATCTTGATCACTCAGAGGCGGTCGCGGCAACACGTATAGAAGCGTTGCGCCGTGGCCGTCCTTTGATCCGCCTGATTGGCAAAGGCTCGGCAAACCTGCCGCGCAATCGCAATCTGTTGGCGGCTGAAGCCCTTGCACAAGGGGCTGACATTCTTTTGTGGGTTGATTGTGACATTGCATTCAATCCGGCTGATGTGTTCCGGCTGGCTGATCTGGCACAGAAACACGGCGTTGTCGCGGCGCTACCCCAAGCGCGAACACATGATTACGGCGAACAGGCCCGCATTGCCGGGGTGCTTGTGAACGCTGACAAGAACGATGATGGGCTGATTGAGGCCAAGGCGCTGCCAACGGCATTCATGGCGGTGCGCGCTGATGTTTTCCAGACCCTGATTGATGAAGGTAGGGCGAAAGAATTTGTCTGTCCTGCTGCCCCCCATTTGACGGTGTTTAACTGGTTTTTCTACGAATTGCGTCCTTGCGATGAGCAACCGGGCAAGCTGCAAGACGACGCTGAGGATTATTATTTTTGCCGGAAATGGAGTGAGGTTGGGGGCAAGCTGTGGGCTGTCCCTGATATGCGCCTTGCTCATTACGAGGGCTTGGTCAGGCATTCGCTTTGCCTTGAAGATGTGATTGGAGCGCAAGATGGCGGCGACGAAGGCTGATCTACGCAATGCTGTTTTGCGGTATTTGTCCGTTATGCCTGAAGGGCAGGCGGCAAGTGCGCACCAGGCTGATGTTGTGGACACGGCGATAGACCGTGAGCATGAATGGCTTGAGGCTGACGGCATTGCCTACTGGGCGACAAGCGCAATCCCCGACGGGGTAGTTAATCCATTGCGTGAGTATATCGCCGGGGTGGTTGCGCCTGAATTGATGGAACCGCAACGCGCGGGGCCATATGTGATGGGCAAGAGTGAGGGCTTGCAACGCCTTCGCCGGTTTACGGCTGCGGTTGCGATGACCGGCCCTGCTGCGGCGCATTATTTCTAATGCCCGCGCAATTCCTTCCTCTTGGCGCTGATAGCTATGAGGATAATTCATACGGCTTCCCTACACTGAAGCTGGAAAACTGGTTTGCAGAAACAAGCCCTGACCGAAATGATCGGCCTTACCGCTTGTTGCCAACGCCGGGGCTGACCAGCTTTGCAACGGGGCTCAATGGCGCTGTGCGCGGCATGTTTCAGGCTGACGGGCTGTTATCGTCCAAGGCGGTCCTTGTGGCTGGCACAAAATCGTATTCGATGACAGATGCAGGTGTGACGGCAGAAATTGCGGTCAAGGCTGGCTCAACGGCTATTGGCTCGACTTATGCCGCGCGGTTCTCCGGTTCACAGCTTGATCTGTGCATGACGGTTGGCGGGAATGCTTACGTGATTGATGGAACCCCTGAATGGGTTGACATCACGGTTGGCGCTTCGTCGGGCGATATTGTTGACACGGCGGAAGTCGCACAGCGTCATTTGTTCCTTGAGAATGGAACGGGGCGTTTCTGGTGGTCTGATCCGGCTGATGCTGGAACGGTGCAGGCAACATCATTTGCCACGGCAGAGAGCGAGCCTGACAACCTTCTAGCCCTTCGCGTGTTTGGCGAGGCGGTGTATTTGTTCGGCACGCAATCAACAGAATTGTGGGGCTATACAGGCGATACAGAGGTTCCTTTCCGGCCTTTGGGGCTATCTATCCCTGTTGGCATTGTAGGGCGTGAGGCTATCGCTGCGGCAGATTTTGGGATTTTCGCGGTTGGTATCGACCGCAACGCCGGATCAACGGTGGTGTATCGTGTAGAGCAGGGACGCCCTGTTCGCATATCGACGCATCCGATTGAACGGTTGATTGAGAATGTAACGGCGGCAAGCCGTCCTGACATCAAGGTTTCGGTGCATGGTTGGGGTGGTCATGTCTTTGTTGGCCTTCACCTGCCTGCGGTGGGCGATTATTTCTATGACGTGGCTGGCGGGACGTGGCATCGCCGCAAAGAGATTGGCGACGAGCGCCATGTAACAGACATTTATCTAGCGGCGTTTTCAAAGGTGTTCGCCGGGTCACGCACGGCAGGCACTATATATCGCCTTGACCGTGATGTTTATGAACATGACGGGTCTGCGGTTCGCCGCGTGGCGCAAGTGTTGGTTCCTGTCCCTGATGGACGTCCACCGCTTGACAATCTGACGGTTGACATGGCCCCCGGTGTTGGCTTGGTGTCGGGACAAGGTTCTGACCCGCAAGTGATGATGCGTCATTCGCCAAACGGGCGGACATGGAGCAATGAGGTCACGCGGTCCTTTGGTGGGCTGGGCGAGTTTGACACGCGGGCGGTCTTTGACTCGCTTGGACGATTTGCACCGCCTGTCATGGGTGTTGAGATTGCGGTTTCTGACCCTGTGCCTGCAACGGTAACGGGGTTGGTAGCTAACCGGACGCGGCCATGAGTGACAAGCGCATTCCGATCCGCGTTCCTGAGGTTCGCATTGAACAGAAAATTGTTGATGAAGATGGAAGGCCAACGCTTGATTTCTGGCGGGCCTTTGAGGGGCTAAAGACACGGCTTGGCGGGGCGGAAGATTTGCCCTTTCAGCTTGGTGTGTTGTCGGAATCGGCCACGGCGGGTTTGCAGGCGGTAGAGGAAAGAATCGAGGCGTTAGAGGCTCGCGCTACGGATGGTGAGCAGACAGGCGCAGAGAATGATTTACGCGCTGAACTGGAAGCCTTGCGCGCTGGTCTGGATGCTTCGCAGGCCGACATACAGGCCGCATTGGAGGAAGTCACAGCCCGCACGGCACGAGCATTTGAAGACGTAGAGGAACGCGAACTGACACGCCCGATTGGGCTTGAGGCGGTTGGTGGCGACGATGTTATTTCTGGCTTTGCCTTGCTTGAGACGGGCAGCGGATCGCCTACACCGACCAAAACACGCTTCTATGTGGACACAGATACCGGCACACAATGGTATGACAACGGCACAACTGTCAGGCGCACCAATTCACAAGTCCTGACAGGGGCAGCGACAGAGGACACTTACACGGCCACGGTTCCGACCGTTGTTGCCAAGGTGCATTTTCCGTCCGTTTCACTGTCTGATGAGGTTTTGTTTCTCATTCTGGAAACGGCGTACACCGATTCATCTGCGGCGGCGACAGATGCTGCGGTGACTGCGCAATGGTCACTATATGCCTTCGTGGATGCGAGTAACACGGTTGCAGCGGGTGACAATGCCCTGACGGCAGGCACGGCACGCGCGCAAATATGGGCGGGCGCTTCTGGTGGTCTGACATTTCAGCTTAGCGGGTCTGATGTTCTGGAAGACGCAAACGATTTGCAGTCAGCACGGGCCGATTCATCGACGCGGGCGGAATACTATTTCGGCACAAATGCCAGCACGTTTGACGGGGAAAACGTCACGATTGCCTTGTGTCTGGACATTATCAGCGCCCCAACGGGCAGCGATGGCGTGAACCTCGACACAGGCACAACCTTTACAGCACGACTTTCATCTTAGGAGGCCATAAATGGCACTTCAAAATCTCAACGTCAAAGGCCAGCTTGCCAACTCGGCAGGCGCATTGCTTACGGCGGGAACCAATCAGAGTTTCATCATTCAGAAGATCACGCTTGCCAATGCGTCGGGCGCTGATGTGGCTGATATAAAACTGTTTATCTATGCAAGCGGCGGTTCGGCGGGCAATACCAATCAAGTGTATTATCTCGGCTCGTTGGCTGATGATGATCAGGTCACGGTGGCGCTAGGCAATCACACGCTGCGCGATGGCGACGTGTTGGCGGGTGTGGCGGGAACAAACACGGCTGTCAATTACGTGATCAGCTACGCCAAGCGCACTGACTAATGGTTCGATTGGCGCGGCATGAAGATTGGCGGCGTGTTCTGGAATTATTCAAGGCTTGCCATGCGGCGAGCGTTTATGATGACCCGCTGTGTGCCGATAGCTGCGCGGTTCTGTTCAACGAGGCTGTCAAGGGGCATCAATTAGCCTGTTTTGTTACCCCAGAAGTTGACGGGGCGCTGTTTTTGGCGCTGACGCCTTCCCACTTCAATCTGAACACGCTTTACGCCAACGAACTGATGTTTTGGGGCAAGGGTGGCCGGGAATTGGTCAAAGCGGGCGCTGGATGGGCCAAGGCGCGCGGTGCAAGGCGTCTGCGCATAGCAAGTGAACATCATATCAAAGGCAAGGTCATGGACCGCTGGTATCGCCGTGAGGGGTTTTCCCCTGTCGGGCGAACCTATGCAATGGAATTGGAGTAACACATGGGCATTGAAACCATTATCGGCGGGGCGCTTGGTCTTGGCGGGTCTTTGCTATCAAGCCGCAACAATAGCCGCGCGACTGAACAGGCTACCAACGCGCAGTTGCAGGGCAATCAGGCATCGCTTGACCTTATGGAGCGGCTTTACAATCAAAACCGTGATGATCTGTCGCCATTCCGTGATTTCGAGTTGCAACGCACAAACGCGCTAGGCGAGATATTCGGCTTTGATGCTGTTGGCGGCAATGACAATGGCGGGCAAACAGGCGGCGGGCAATTCCCCGGTTTTGGCGGATACGGTGGCAATACACCGGGCGGTGTTCGTCCCGGCGCACCAGGCGGCGGCAATCGCGATGTAAACCCATTGCAGGATTATACCGGCTTCACAACGGGCGGCGGCGGTCAATTCGGAAGCCTTGTTCCTGACCCCACCAATCCCGGCGTTGTGACCAATCCCGGCGTTGAAACGCGCAATATCTCCAACCAGCTTGAAGGCGGTGGGCAGGGTGTGGCCTATAATGGTCAAAACCCCGGCGAGCCTCGCATTGCGGAAGACGTAGCGTCCTACAATCCCGGCACAGGCCCACAAACGGGCGGCGGCGGGCAATTTGCCACAGGCGGCGGGCCTGCAACGGGTGGTCCCGGTCAGGTTCAACAGGTCGGCGGGTCTGATCTTGGCCCTACTGTCGGCGCGGGTGTGAACGGCGCGGATCGGTTCAACGATTCACTGTTCAACTCGGTGTTTACCAACAATTTCAACCGTGACCGTGACCGCGTTGATAACAGCCTTGCCAATTCCGGTCTGTTATTCTCCGGCGCGCGAACGAATGCGATTGAGAACAGCCGCGCGAATAACTTTGGCAACGCGCTTCAGTCCTACCTGAACACGCTGATGGGTGCGCCGTCTAGCGGTCCAGCGACCAATGCGGGCGTGAACAACTCCAACCAGTTTGCAGCCAATGGCGCGAATATCAATTCATCGAACGGCAATATTCTTGCGAATTCGGCCTATCAGAACGCGGCAAACAACAACAATCTTATAAGCAACTTCACCAATCTTGGCGGGTTTGCTTTGGGCGCTTTTGGCGGGGGTAAGTAATGCCGCAAGACTTTAACGCACTCGCCACACTGCAGGCTTTTCAAGGTGGGCGGGATATGCGCAACCAGCGACAAGCCCAAGAGCAGGCACAACAGCAAGCAATGGCCGCGCAAGGCTTGAGCAATACGCGAAACAAAATAGAAACCGCACTTTCATCTGGCGATAGAGAGGGCGCGCAACAATTAGCGCAAGGCTCTGGCGATGCTGACGTGATGGCGGGTTTTCGCTCGACGATTCAGCAAATGGACGAGCAGCAGCGCGAAACAGGCTTGCGGAACATACGGGCAACCCGCGCGACCGTTCGCGGTGTCCGCGCCATTCCTGCCGAGCAGCGCCCGCAATGGGTGATGAGCAATGCCCCGACAATCGAAGCTATGGGCCTCAACCCGCAAGAAGTCGCGCAGATGGACCTGTCAGACGCCAACTTGGCGGCGCTAGAGGAATCACTTGCGGCGCACGATGATGAATTGTACCGCTCGCTGGCTCAACCGCGCGTTCTTGGCGAGAATGACACGCTTGTAAACGGCATCAACAACAATCAAACGATTGGGGATGCGGGCATTGAAGCGCGCGGGCTTGAAAGTCGCGGGCTTGATATAGGCCAACAGAACGCCAACACGGCGCGCATTCGTGCTAACCGTCCTGACTCGCCTCTTGTGATGGTTCAAACAGGGGATGGCCCACAGCTTGACCCCTTCCAAGCGCGCCTAGCAGAAGAAGAAGGCGAGACCTTTGCGGAGTTCTTTACGATAGGCCAAGCAGGGCAGCGAAACTTTGCCACGATTGAACGGCTTGGGTCTTTGCTGGACAATGTGGAGACAGGCGGGCCAGCCGCCTTCCGTCTTGCAGCCAGCCGCTTGGGTGTCAATCTGGGTGAGGACGCGGGCGATTTGCAGGCCGCAGAGGCGCTTATAAATCAGCTTATCCCAACGCAACGCGCGCCCGGTTCCGGCCCGATGTCTGATGCGGATTTGGACCTGTTCAGAAACTCATTGCCGCGAATTATCAACCAGCCAGGCGGCAACCAAACCATCATGGAAACGCTGCGCGGAATTGCTGAGTATGACATTCATCTTGGCAACATTGCGCGGTCAGCCGCGTCTGGGGCCATGACACAGGCAGAGGCCCGCGAAGCAGTCAACGCACTGTCCAACCCTTTAGCCGGGATGCGTCAGCAAAACGGGCAAGCGCCCCGCCTTCGCTACAACGCCAACACTGGTCGCCTTGAACCCATAGAGTAGGAGTCCGCACATGGACCCGATTATTGTTGAAGGCCCAGACGGTCAGGAAATAGAGTTCCCGACTGGAACTGACGAAGCGACAATCGCGCGCGTCATGCGTCAGCAATACCCACCACAACAAGCCGACACGTCGCGTTTTCCGCCCCTGACTGTACCGATTGGCGACACGCCAGAGGAAGACGCACAGTTGAGGGCAGAGCGCGATGCGCGCTACCGTGACACGACGCAAGGCCAGTATCCACAGCTTGACGGCGTTGACCTGTCAGAACTGTCAGACACGGAGCGCCTGCGCCTTAACCGTGAGGGTGTGCCGGTCCCCATGCAGGGGCCGCGTGATCAGGCTTTCAATCAAGGCGTAACATTCGGCTTCAGTGATGAGATGGGCCGCGCGGTTGATACCGTGTTTCATGGCTCTGAAGAAGCCAATGCGCGCCGCGATTTAGCATTGCAACAGCGGCGGCAATTCCAGAACCGCGCGCCTGTTCAATCTGGTGTAGGCGAGGCTGTCGGCGGAGCCCTGACGGGCGGCGCTGTCACTCGCGGCGGCGGTATTGCTTTGAATGCGGTTTCCCCGCGCGCAGCAACATCTGTGGCGAACGTGGCAAGAACGCGCCCCCTTGTATCTACGGCGGCGGGCGGTTCGGCAGGCGGGTCTGTCGCTGGCGCGGGTATGGCTGACGATGGAAGCCGTGCTGAAGGCGCTGCTATTGGCGGGACGCTTGGCCTATTGCTTGGCCCTGCTGTGCGTATTGGGCTTGGCTTGGCGAGCGGGCCAGCCGGGGCAATCGCGCGGCGGTTTTCAGGCGGTGCAGGTGACGCTGTTGAGGATCAGGCGGCTAGTCCAAACGCGATACGATTTGCAGAGCGCACTGGTGTTGCGCGTGAATTGCGCGCCAACCGTGACGCACTGACGCCTGACGGCGAAACATTCCTGGCTGAACGCTCTGGCCCTAATGCTCGATCAACGGCGGTGGGTCTTGGCGGGTCTGGGGATGATGCGCAACGTGTCGCAGAGGAAGCTATTTCAGGGCGAAGCGGCGGACGCACTGCACGGGTAGAGAGTGCAGCAGGCAGGGCCACACAGTTGGACGATGGCGTTCGCGCTGTTGATTCTCTCATGGATTTAGACGGCGTCCGGGACACGGCCCGCCCACTATTCAACCGAGCTGACGAAATGTCTGTGCGCTTGACACCAAAGGCGCGCGATTTGATCCGTGCAATAAATCGGTCTGGCGTTAGCTTTCGCCGCGCTGATGAACTAGCGGGCGCTGCGGGTGACGGGCGGGTTCAACTGTCGCAGCTTGCGGACGATTCCGGCAACATTCCCGACACGGTACGATTTGGAGATTTGCGCGCATTGGCGGGGGCCGCAGAAGACGAGGCGTCAGCCGCATTCCGCAACGGTCGGGGGCAGCTTGGCAGGGAATTATCAAACAGGGCGCGCGAACTGCGGGATATAATGCGCCGTATGCCGACACCTTACAGGGAAGCCTCGCAGATATGGCGAAGCGCGGCCCGTGACGAAGGCGCTTTTACGGCTGGGCAATCTATCTTTAAACCCGGCGCGCAGGCCGAGCGAGAGTTAAACCGCGCTGTAACATCTGGAACGTCTCAAAGTGAACGCCGCATGTTCCTTGCGGGTATCGCTGACGCCATAGAGCGGCGCATGGGCGCAGTTTCCGAAAGCGGGAACGCCGCAGCGCCATTAAATCGTGCGAACGTCCGTGACCGTCTGAGGCGGTTCCTTGGCGATGACTCAGCTGACGAATTGATGGCCCGTCTGGATTCAGAAATGGACATGAGCCGGTTTGAAAATGTCGTGAACCGCGAGGTCAATGCGGCAACGGATATTCGGATTGCTGGACGTGAACGGGTGGAGCGCGGACGATCAACCGGACTGCGTGATATTGCTGCTGAATTGATTGAAAACCCGCTTGAGTTTATCCGCCTTCGTGGCGCGCGTCGCCAGGTTGCGGAGTTCATGAAGCGCGGAGATGACGAGGCTATCGCAGAGGTCGCGCGGGTTCTTTATTCGCAAGGCGATGTAAGTGACGAGCCGCTTGTTCGGGCTATCTTGAGAGAAGCAGATCGGCGGGGCATTCAATACGGCGGCGCGGCGTCAGGCGGCGCGGCTGTCGGTCAAGACCGCATTCAGAACAGAGGCCGGATTGCAGAGGCAACGAGCCAATAAATGCCTTTCGCCATCCAGAATAGACCAAGCCACACAAGAAACCAGTACACCACCAGGATGATGCGCCCGATCCAGCGTTGCCCGAAAAACCAAGCGGACAACGTGTCATAATCGCGCGGGTCAAGTGAACTGACAATGCGACCGGATTCCAGAAGCCTTTGAGGCTGTCGAGTTTGAAACTTCATTGGGCGGCATTCTAGCCCATCACGCCGAAAAATCAAAATCACCATGCCCTGCTGTCTCTCAGCGGGGCTTTTTACGTTGGAGCAAGCTAAATGGCTGCGACATTCCCATTCTTCAATCGCATCACTGACACCAACGGCGATCCGCTGTCTGGCGCGTTGCTTTATTGCTACGCTGAAGGCACGACGACACCGCTGGCGGTCTATTCAGATGAGGCGCTGACGACACCCCATGCCAACCCGGTTGTTGCTGATGGCGATGGCTTGTTTGCGCCCATTTACCTGCAAGCCTTGGCATACAAGTTTGTTGCCAAGACATCGGCAGGCGTCACGCTCTGGACACTCGATAATTACAATCCAGACGGCGGCACGGTCACGCTTGGTGATTTGACTGATAGCCTGTTGCGTATTGTCGATGATGGCGACACGAGCAAGAAAGCCGCGTTTCAGGCAAGTGGTATCACTACCGCAACCACGCGCACATTCACATTCCCGGACTATGACGGCACGTTTGCCACGCAGGCCGGGACAGAAACGCTCACCAACAAAACGATTGATAGCGCCAGTAACACAATCACGCTTGACCTGTCGGAAGGCACGCTGGCTGGCACGCTGGCTGAATTTAATACGGCGATGTCAGACGGTAGTTTCGTGTCCCTTGCGGGCTCTGAAACCCTGACCAACAAGACCTTGACAAGCCCCACGATTGACCTGTCAACGGTTACGTCTTCGGGCGACCTTGCGGTAGCCGACGGTGGCACAGGGGCTTCAACAGCCGCCACCGCGAGAACCAATCTCAACATTGTGCAAGGCATAACCCCAGAGGATTACGGCGCTGTCGGTGATAGCAACGGCACAGCAAGCAACGGCACGGATGATACAACTGCTTTCCAGAATGCGCTTGCGGCGGCGGGGGCATTAGGGGAACCCCTTGTTCTCACGCCCGGTAAAATATACCGGCTGACGTCCGAGGTGGTCATTCGCCATTCTTATTCAGGCATTGTCGCGCCCTATTATCGCGCGGCCACTTTGTTTTTTGACCACACCGGCAACGGCATCAAGGTTGGAGACAATGACGGAACCGCCGTTGTTCACGATACGGTGCTAAGTGACTTCATAGAGAGTCAATTGTCGGGTAGCGGTTTCGCAATCTACCAATATCATTCGCGCAATATCGAGTGCTTCGGTCTTACCGGGACGGTTCGCAACATCGCCAAGCTGGGAACGGCGGCTGTAGCCATAACGGGCGCAGTGGATAACGGCTCCGGCCTTATTCGGATCACGGCGACGGGCCACGGCTTTGCGACCGGCATGACCGTTATGACGAATTATGTTGGCGGCGTCACCGGAGCGGGCGCTGAGGCGGTTGTCACCGTCATCGACGCCAACACCTACGATATTCAGGGCTCCACCTTTGGGGGAACTTACACAAGCAGCGGCTTTGCTGCCCCCAAGGCTTACTGGTTCGTTCAGCGGGATTGCAATCTGGTTTCAATGGACACGACCGGCATTCAAGTCAATTCTCACGCCGGGTCCATTGCTGGTTACAATAGCGCGACCGAGGGCCGGAATTCAACGGGCAGTTTGCCGACATCTGGAACCAAGGGACTGCACTTTGTCAGGGCTGCGACCGCCTACGCCCGCGTTGACTATGTTCAGGGCGTCAACTGGACGATCAGTGGTTATGACGAACAAATCGTTCAGGACAATACTCGTGTCGTGTCGATGCACTTCTCTGGCGGCATTTTCGATTGGTGTAGAAGTTGGGTTGCCAATTTTAAAAACGATAACCCCGATCAGACGGGTGGCGGCTGCGATGACATTAAGTTCCTTGGTACGCGCTGTGGTCTGAACGGTGGTTCGCAGACGGGAGGCTTCCGGTTCGATTGCTCAGCCGTGTCAATGGTCGGCGTTCAAATAGATAACTTCAACGGCACGTTCTACGAGGACGGAATTGAAATCATTGGCGGCGCGTCCACGTATCTGGACGAATACCAGTTTACTAATATGTATTTCGACCTTCGCGCTTCGTCGGGAACCTATGACGGTATCAATGTTTCGACGCGGATAGGGTCGGGGATTATTGATGATTTTCTCATTGTCAGCGCGGCGGGTGTCCGCGATGGCGTTCGTGTGGAGTCTGGAACGGCTATGGCTAACGGTGAGTTGGTTGTCGGACAAGTTCTGCCAACCGGCAGCTATACCGGATCGCCCATAACAGACACACCAGGCATTGCGACCAAAAAAGGCGGCGGCGTAGCTGGGACCAAAACCCAACGCGTCCTTGTTGTCATGCACAATAATGGCGGCACTCTGCGCCACAAAATCACATCCGTCAGTGATGAAAGTGTGGCCGCCCCGGCTTCGGTAAGTGACTTAATTAACGGGGCGAGCAGTTCTTTTACCAACACAGCTACCGGGACTAACTCGTCCACTGCGTTCACGGCTGGCCTAAAAGTCGACTCGACACGCAACGGCGCGCTGATTTTCGACACACCGGCGCAAATCAATGGGCGGCTGACTGGTCAGGCTGTTCCCACGTTCAACAACAGCACGACAGACATTAACATTCAGATCAACGAAAAAAATAGTGATGTTAATGGCACGACGCGGCGTCGTCTTTACTTGGTGTTTGCAGATGCAACAGCCGGGACGGACATTGATTGGACCGCGTTCCCGACCAACAAATACTTCTATTTTATTCTTGACGTTGATCTGTGTGAGTAGGGGAAGATGACCGACACCCTACGATTTCGACACTGGCGCGATGTTCGCCCTGACCAATGGCCTCTGACATTCTTCTCACCAGAGGAAGTGTCAGACAGTCGTGACGGGTCAATCGTTCTGCACAAGTCGTTTGGGCTTCGCCTGGACGAAATGCGCCGTGACTTCGGCTCTCCGATCCGCGTCAATTCTTGGTATCGCACGCCGGAACATGACCGTTCGATTGGCGGTAAGGGCAATCATTCGGGCGGCTGGGCGGCTGACATCGCACCGGCAAACGGTGATTGGTACGGGCTTATCGCTCTGGCCTTTGAGTTCCGCTTCCTTGGTGTTGGCGTGAATAAACCCTCTTTCATTCACCTTGACGATAATCACGACTATGAGCGGTCGGGTAAGCGTCCAGCTTTTTGGCAGTATTCATAATGCGCCCCGCGACACTCGCCGCCATCAACAATGCGTCTCTGGTCGGTTTTGCAGAGGTCGCCCGCGACGGGACATTTATTTGCGTCAATGAGACGTTTGCGGCGCTAGTGGAGTTCAGCCGCTTTGAGATGGAAGGTTTGATGACCTTCCAGAAAATCACACACCGAGCGGACTTGGATGCTGATGTCGGGCAGTCCGCACAAGTCGCGGCGGGCGAAATCCCTGGCTACACAATCAACAAGAGATACATCACAAAGCTTGACAATATCGTGTGGGTTAAGCTGCGCGTTGTCGGCGTCTTTGATGGTGAAACCTTCTCGCACTTTGCAGTCCAAGCAAAACCCGTGATGCGGTTCCAATCGCCGGGTGTCTCGCCTGACGCCGTGCGTCCGATTTCGTTTAAACCTTTCACATGGCTCAAGGCGAACTGGCAGATATTCACGGCTGGCACACTGGCTTGCGGAATGATTATCGCTGAAGTCATCCGGCAGATTTCTCGCGGTGGCCCTCATGGATAACAGTGACCGTTTCCCCCTTGATATTCCAGAACTGCAACCACACAAGCGAGATGTGTTCTGGCTTCGCATGATAATTATAGGCGCGGCTGCTGCGATGTTTATGATCCACACGCTTGGCCTTCTCTACCACATACAGGGGCAAGTCGCAGCGATGACCTACGCCCCCGGTAATTGGAGCCGAATAGATCACGCCAACTGGTGCGCGCGGGCGGAGCGGGACAATCCCGGCTTTGAATGCCCGACACCGTACACTGACGAGATGATGGGAGGGGTCGCCCGTGCGCCAATCGACTACTGAACAACACTGGTATTGGCGTCTGCCGCGTCCAACAATGATGTGGTCAGCGGTCGCCTTGCCGTTTCTGGCTGTCACTGTAAACGCGACATGGCCGGTTGTATTATTAGCTGTTGGCTACCCAACTTTGCTTTATTTCATGCGTGGTGGTATTGATAAAGGCTGGATAGAGCGAGTTGTTTCAATCTGGAAAGGCCGGAGCAATGCAGCATAGGACCAGAAACAAGCGAGCCTCGGCTGGGCGGCAACCCAAGGCCGAGGCTCTCACGACCATCCCCTCATCAAAAGGAAATCGCATGGACAACATACATCGCAAGCGGAGAGAAAGTCAAGAACGATGCTGAACCTCCTATCTAGCCTGTGGGGCAAAGTCCTCATCATTGCGGCGGGGAGCGCATTTGCCCTAGCGGGCGCATTTTTTCTTCTGTTTCTTATGGCTCAGGGAGAGGCGTCAAGGGAACGCGCGGGGCGCGTCCTTGCAGAAGCCGCCAACGAGGCCAATCAAAACACAATCAAACTCATGCAGGACCATGCGGCGCGTGAGGCCATCATTCTGCGAAGACTGGACGAGCTACAAGCCGGGATCGCTCAAAATGCACAAGAACGGCGCGCTCAACTGGAACAACTAGCGAGAGACAACCCCAATGTTCAAGACGACCTTGATTATCGCTTCAGCCTTGATCTTGTCTGCCTGCGGGACGCCCAGAACGGTGTTACAAACCCAGATTGCCCAACTGAAGATCAGTGAGGCTCTATTGATAGCCTGTCGTCGCCCTGAAGGGCTCGTCAGCGAGCGCGGGACCGAAGAAGCATTCCACAACTCTGACCAGTGGCGAACGGCCTTTGACAGCTGTTCTGCGCGACATGGCGAATTAGCGAATGCGGTGCGCTCGGCTCAAGAGACGGATCAGGGAGGCGGGAATGGCGCAGCCGATAACGATTAGCCTTGATTGGAAATGGCTTGTTGGCTTGGCGGCGGGCTTCTCGACCATAGCAGGCGGGGCCACAACCGGCGTCCTTATGCTCGACCGGCATATTGAGAGGGTCCACAATCGCATCGAATCGCGGGCCACGCTTGAGGCGCTTTGTTCCAAGGGCGAAACAGGCGATGAAGATTTGGACGCGGCACGAAGTCAGATGATTTCCGCGCTTGGGGGTTGCCCTTAAATGGTTACGCGCCCCTTCACGCCAGAGCAAATACAAGAAACATACGATGCTTATGTGAAGGCGGGCGGAAGTGTCCGCGAGATGGCGAATCTCTTGGGTATGGCCCGGTCCAGCGTCCGCAATCGCCTCGACAAGATGGGGATTGACGAAGCCGATATTGAAATCCTTGAAGCCAATGTCAAACTCGCCAAAGCCAAGCAGAAGGGGCAAGACCTTAACCGCATTGAACGCAAGGCGTTTCGCGAACATGCCAGAATTGAAAACGCGGTCGCGGGATATGCGGAGCGGTTATGCGAATTACTGGAAAAACACGGCCTTCCATCGACTGACGGCCTGCCTCCGATTGACGCCACGAGCGATGCGGTCGGCATTCTTCATCTAACAGACATTCATTTCAACGAAGTGGTCCGGCTGGCACAGAATGAATACGATTTCGAGATAGCGGGAAAGCGCCTGCGCAAATTGGTCCTAGAGGCCGCTTTAGTCTGGAAGGCCAAGAGTATCGGAAGTGTGCTTGTGGCTATCACTGGCGATCTGATGAACTCTGACAGGCGCTTGGATGAATTGCTTGCCAACCAGGATAACCGCGCACGCGCTACGATGGGCGCAGTGGACATTCTCAAGCAGCTTATTGACGATCTGAGTTGTCAAGGATTCCTTGTCACCTGTGCAGACGTGAACGGCAATGAAGGCCGGGTGGGAAAAGACATTGGCTGGGTGGCAAAGGTCGCCTCTGACAATTATGATGAGACGATCTGCCGGATGCTCGAATATCTCTATCGGGACCACGGCGGGGTGACTTGGGTAGAGAATGACGACGCGACCGAATGCGTTGTGGAAGTCGCTGGGCAGAATATTCTTCTGATCCACGGCCACCAACTCGACAAGAACATGGAATCCGGCGTCGGCAAGCTGGTCAGTAAATACGCCAAGCGGGGCGTCATTATCCGCTACACACTCTCAGGCCACATTCATTCGGCCTATATGAATGAGAATTTCGCCCGTTCCGGTTCGCCGGTAGGGGATAACGCATATTCAGACAAGGCCCTTAATCTGACAGGGCGCGCATCCGGTGCATACTACACCGTAGAGCCTGACGGGTCCGTTCATGCGTCAATGGTAGACACGCAGAACGTAGACCACATCGAAGGCTATACCCCCCTCAAAGAGTATCAGGCATCTTGCCCTAAATCAGCCATCAAGGCGCAAGGCCAAGGCGTCACGATTTTCCAAGTGGTCGTCTAGCACAACGTGCAATGTCAGCATGATTGGTTAGGTGGCTTCAGCCCGCGCTTGAATTGTTCTGCTGCCCCGTCATCGGGGAGTATAGCCTCAACCTTTCCATCAACGTATTCACCAGGCTCGCACTGTTCCTCTGCCTGTTCCCAGCTTTGAGCGATGACATGGCGAGAGAATATGCGCCCGCCTTTTTCGTGGATGATGGAATAAACAAGGCCAGCATATACGGCTTCAGGGTCATTGATGCGGGTGAGTGTGGCGGTCATGGCTTCACCTGTGATGGGTGAAACTCGCCTTCAGCCTCGCGGCGCGCTCGCGCTGCATCGTCTAAGTTGACGAACCGGCCCAAGTTGATTTGTTTCCCACTTTTGCGAATTTGAGCCTTCCATTTGCCCGCAAACTTATCAAAGCACACGCCATGAACGCCGCTCGTATTGGTTGCCAGAACCACATTGCGCTTATTTTGGCTTGCTGTGGCCTCTCGGAGATTGGCCGCGCGATTGTCTGTCTTGACACGATTAATGTGGTCAATCTGCAATCCCGGCATAGGCCAGCGGTTATTGTGGATGGCAAAAGCGACGCGGTGCGTATAAATCTTTTGGCTCATAACCGTCATTTCTAGGTAGCCCCGGCAGGCCACGCCTATTGGCTTTGTCATGTTTCGGGCGCAAAAAAAGGTTTGACGCTTCCACCACAACAAACCGGTGTCCGGCTCGTATCTGACATCACGCAGAATGGCTTGAAGATTGGCTTTGGTTTCTTGTAGCCTAGCCATTGTCGGCCTCCTTAATTTGTGATCTAATCCAATCGGCTAGCATATTCGGCCCGTCGATCACGGTTGCACCGTCAATGCCTATATCCCATTCGACAGTCGCAGAACGCGACTCCACCAGTTTAGCCAGACGCTCGCGCTCTGCGGCCGCGCCAGCCTCAAATGCTTCGTTGGCTATGGCGTCGATGGTGGCTTGGTTTGTTACAATTTCAGTCATTGGGCGAATATCTTCCAAGAATATCGGGTCCGATACATCAGTGCCCATTGCCCGCAATTTTTCAGCGTCGGCT